CGACAAGGGAAAGGTGGTGAATGTGATGAATGTAAACAAATTAAAAGGCAAAATTGTCGAAAAGGGTTTAACAATAGGAAAGTTAGCTTCTATGATTGGTATTAACCGTAGTACACTTTATCGTAAATTGAATGCCTCAACTCTGACTGTCAAAGAGGTTAATCTAATTGTTAAAGCTCTTGAACTATCTCGAGAAGAAGCAATAGATATTTTTTTTACTCATAAAGTCGCATAGAATGCGACAGAAAGGAGTGAAAGTTAAATGAATCAGTTAGTTTTCATCGAAAGCAATCGTGTTGTAACAGACAGCTTAACGATAGCGGAAGTGTTTGAGAAAGATCATCGAAACGTTGTACGTGATATTGAAGTACAGATCGAAAAATTGAATGAAGCTGGCGAAAGAGAATGGGGGGTGCTCAACTTTGAGCAGACCCAATATCAACACCCACAAAACAAGCAGTGGTACAAAAAATACCTGCTCACCGAAGAAGGATTCACCATTGTTGCCATGAGTTACACAACACCAGAAGCAATGAAAATGAAGGTGCGGTTCATTGAGGAGTTTAAGCGCATGCGCGCGGAATTGGAGGAGCAGAAACAGCCGTTCAAACTACCGACAACGTACAAAGAAGCACTACTGCAGTTGGTTGAACAAGTAGAGAAAAACGAACAGCTTCAGTTACAAAATGCTCAAAAGGATCAAATCATCAAAGAATTACAGCCAAAGGCAACTTATTACGACCTAGTACTGCAAAACAAATCATTGCTATCAATCAGCAAGATAGCAAAAGACTACGGTATGAGTGCTAGAAAACTTAATAAACTGCTTCATGAATTAGGAGTTCAATACAAGCAAGGCGATTGTTGGTTATTATACGCAAAGTACCAAGAAAAAGGCTACACACAAAGCAAAACACACGCAATTGATTCAGAAATAAGCAAAATGCACACATACTGGACACAAAAAGGACGTCTTTTCATTTACGAAACTTTGAAAAACAAATTAGGCATCTTACCTCTCATTGAAAGGGAGGATGGGTATGCTAACGTTCAACATCGATGAACATCAAATTGAACAACGTTTTCTTGAAGAACTGCGGAAACGATTGGATAAAATTCAACACCGCCACACATTTTGGGATATGAAAGAGCTATGTCGCCAAACCTGCATGAGCGAGAACAACATCAAAGAGAAATTCTTTTACGATCCGCGTTTTCCGAAATTTCGGGTCGGAGGCAAGTGGTACTTCCCAGCGAAGGAATGTGAAGAATTTTTGATTATGTGGCTCAAGGAGCAGCCGACGAACTGAAAGGAGGTGAGCACATTGGATTGTCCACGTTGCGATTCTGAAAACGTTCGTTGGGAAGTTGTAGAAGTCGTTGAGGGGAAAGGATACGTTTGGGAAGCAGCATGTCAAGAGTGCGATTGGGAAGATACGAAATATGAGTTTTAAGGAGATGATCGATAATGACCACTGGGGAAATGCTGATGTTTACAAAACGTTTCAAAAACATTTTATCTTCTAAAACACCACAAAACATTAAAGATGCTCGTCTAGCGAATTTACTGTCTGACCTGGAGAGAGCATACAACATTCCGGTTTTGCGAAACATTGAATTTGAGAAAGAAAATCCGTTTGTGATGCAGCTGTATAGAACTGTTTCAGAAGCAAGAAATATTTGAGGAGGTGAAAAATATTGAAATCCGGAAAGCGTCCAACTCGAAAAGAAAAACTCACCATGCTGCGGTACAATCTCAATCCGAACAATTGGCTGGTATCGAAGCGAAACGGTGGCATGTTGATGCTGGTACATCGCTATACGAATCAAATACGCGAGATACCGAAAGATTGAAAGGAGGTGATCACACAATGGACGTCCTTCCACAAGATCGAAAGTTGGCTGCTGAATTGTATGAATGCTGTCACTCTTGCCTAGATCGGGCCCGGATGGAACTGCGAAATGACAATATCGATGCAGCTGATCGTTGGGTAAAGGAATACCAGCTTTGCAAACGCGATCTGGACAAGCTCATCAAACGGAAAAAGGAGCATGATCAACTCGTTGAGATTGCTCAGATGATTGTGGACAGAGAGCAACTTAGAAAGTACATCGAGGGATCTCGGAATTAATGCTGAGATCAGCACAAAAAAAGTCTCACTTGGCAGAGTGAGACAGGCTAAGAAAAACAATCCTACCGTTATTTTATCACAAGGAGGAATAAAAACAATGAATATTACTGTTGAAATCAAAGCGCCTGATTTAGTGAATGCTATACAAGCTCTTACTCATGCGATTAATAAAAATCCTGAATCAACTGCAGCCATTACTTCTAATATTGAATCTATTCAACCAACCCAGCAAGGGCAACTAGCACTAGACGCACAAGCCGTTCCAAGCGCAGTGCCTACAGCTGCACCAACGCAACAACCAGCACAACAAGCACCAGCGCAGCCCGTGCAACAACCAACACAACAGGAACAACCGCAAGCTGTGCCGACATCAGCGCCAAGCTACACACTTGATCAGCTTGCAGTAGCAGCGACACAACTTGTTGATGCCGGAAGACGTGAAGAATTGGTTCAACTGCTCGCTTCATTCGGTGTACAAGCCCTTACAGCGCTACCAAAAGAGCAATACGGTGCATTTGCAACAAAACTACGTGAAATGGGGGCGAAGATTTAATGCAGGCTGTCGCCCATTCAGAACGAGAACACGCGCTTCTTTCAGCCAGCGGCGCTCATCGTTGGCTCGTTTGCACACCTAGTATCCGGCTGGAAGAGCAATTTCCAGACACAACGTCGTCGTATGCCAAAGAAGGAACGTTGGCGCATGAAATTGCCGAGTTGAAGCTACGAAAATACTTCATCGAACCGATGAGCCAACGCTCTTTTACCATGCGGCTAAATAAATTCAAAAAACATGAATTGTTCCAGGATGAAATGTTGAAACATACAGACACATATCTTGAATACTTGCAATCTATTACACTCGGCTTTCCTAACAAACCATATGTGGCAGTTGAAAAGAGGGTAGATTACAGCGCATATGCTCCAGAAGGTTTCGGAACTTGTGACTGCATCATCATTCACGGGGAAGACCTTTACGTCACCGACTTCAAATATGGAAAAGGCGTGCCGGTATCAGCCGAAAACAACCCGCAGATGAAACTGTACGCATTAGGCGCATACCTGGAATACAGTCTGTTGTATCCCATCAAACAGGTTCATCTGGCCATTGTGCAACCGAGATTAGACAGCATTTCGGAATGGTCGCTTTCAATCGATGATTTGCTAGCTTGGGGCGAAGAGATCAAACCAATTGCCCAAAAAGCTTTCAACGGCGAAGGGGAGTTTGTTCCTGGCGAACATTGCAAGTTCTGCCGGGCAAAAGCGCAATGCCGAGCAAGGGCTGAACAGTACACAGCGCTTGAAGACTTCAAACAAATGAAACCGCCTCTCATCAGCAATGAGGAAGTCGGTGCCATCCTAGAAAAAGCGCTGCATATTGAAGCCTGGGTGAAAGACTTGAAAGAGTATGCCCTTGCTGAATGCTTGAAAGGGAACGATATTCCAGGATGGAAAGCTGTTGAAGGTCGCAGTGTGCGACAGTTCACAGACATGGACAAAGCATTCGAACACTTGAAGCAAAATGGCATTGATGAAGCCATGCTTTATGAACGTGTGCCTTTGACCGTTTCCAAGCTTGAAAAACAGCTTGGGAAAAAAGAGTTTCGCAGCTTAGTAGAGGAAGCAGGTTTTGTGGAAAAATCGCCTGGAAAACCTACACTTGCTCCGATATCGGACAAGCGTCAGGCTATCACTGCTGCACCTGATGCGGCGAGTGATTTTCAATGAAATGTTCAAGATGTGAAAGAGATATAACACACAGTGTTTACAAGATTGCTTTTGGCAACGAGATTCTTTGCATTGTTTGTTATTCAAAGATTCCTTACAAAGAAAAGCTTAAACATGCAAAAGGAGGTGTGAGCGAATGAAGGAAGTTACAACGGTTGAGTTAGATCTGGAAGATCTTGAAGACGCAATCTACCAATACCTTTATGAAAAAGGGTACGTTACGTCCAAAGTGGAGTTTGTTTACGAGAATAATAGGTTTCTGGGAGTATCAGAAATTGCAGGTGCAAAAGTAGTCGTTGAACATAAAAAATAATCACTTTAAAGGAGAGATGTAAACATGGCAAATCAAAATCCAACTCGTGTTGTAACTGGAGAAGTACGTTTTTCATACGTGAATTTATTGAAACCTCGTGCAAGTCAATTCGGTGGGGAAGAAAAATTCAGCGTCACAATTCTTGTTCCGAAATCTGATATCGCTACAAAGCAAGCTATTGACGCAGCGATTGAAGCGGCAAAAGAGATTGGCAAAAAAGAAAAATGGAACGGGGTTATACCTCCTGTTCTAGCTATCCCCATTCATGATGGTGACGGCGTACGCCCATCTGATGGTATGCCGTTCGGAGAAGAATGCAAAGGGCATTGGGTATTTACAGCGACATCTAAGGCAGATCAGCCGCCTAAAATCGTCGACATTAACTTGAATCCGATTCTTGATCCAACTGAGGTTTACAGCGGTATGTATGGGCGGATTGCGGTCAATTTCGCACCTTACAACAGCGCTGGTAAAAAAGGAATCGGCGTGTATATCAGCACAAACGTCCAAAAAACAAGAGACGGTGAGCCGTTAGGAGCATCAGCACCAGCTGCGGAAGCTGATTTCGGTACTCCAGTTCAGCCAAATGTTGATGCACAAATGCCGACAGGTATGCAACAACCACAGCAAACATATCAACCTCAAACACCGTATGGACAGCAGCCACAACAGCCTTATGGGCAACAACCATACGGTCAACAACCACAACAACCGCAACAATTTGACCCGATCACGGGGCAGCCTATTAATGGCGGAGTGTACGGCATATGATCCGTACGCTCAACATCGACATTGAGACATTTTCTACAGTAGATATCCAAGAATCAGGGCTCTACAAATATGTTCAGAGCCCTGACTTTGAAATACTATTATTCGCTTATTCAGTTAATGGCGGTGCAACCCAAATAGTTGACCTGGCGCAAGGGGAGCAAATTCCACATGAAATTATTACAGCGCTAGGCGATCCAAACGTTACAAAACATGCTTATAATGCGGCGTTTGAATGGTACTGTCTTAGCAAATTTTTTCATACACCGGTTGAACAATGGCGCTGCACCATGATTCACGGTCTTTATTGCGGGTTTACTGCTGGGTTAGGCGTAACAGCTAAAGTGCTTGGTTTGCCACAAGACAAACAAAAAATGACCATCGGGTCAGCTCTTATCAAATTGTTTTGTACGCCTACTACTCCAAACAAGAAAAACGGCGGGAGAACAAGAACACTTCCACACCACGAGCCGGAGAAATGGGAGCTTTTCAAAGAATACTGCCGACAAGATGTAGAGGTAGAAAAAGAGATTGAAAGAAGACTGTCCAACTTCCCCGTGCCAGAGCAGGAACAGCGATTATGGCAATTGGATCAACTGATCAATGCGTTTGGCGTGAAAATTGACCAAGATATGGTTGATAGCGCTTTGTATGTGGACGAAACAGTTAGAAGTCAGCTAATGAAAGAAGCTGCTGCTATCACCGGGCTTGGAAATCCCAATAGCGCACAGCAAATGATGGGATGGCTCAAAAGCCACGGGATTGAGACGGACAATCTGCAAAAAAGCACAGTTTCTAAACTTGTGAAAGACACAAACGACAGTGATATTAAACGAGCGCTGGAGATCCGTCAAGAGCTCTCTAAAACAAGTGTGAAAAAGTACCGAGCCATGCAAAAAGCAGTTTGTGAAGACGGACGTGTGAGAGGACTGTTACAGTTTTACGGTGCCAACCGTACCGGTAGGTGGGCTGGCCGGCTTGTACAAGTACAAAACCTTCCGCGCAATTACTTAGAAACACTTGCACATGCTAGAGGGTTGGTCAAATCCCGAAAAATAGATGCGTTGAAACTGATATACGGAAGCGTATTTGATACGCTTTCCCAACTCATACGAACAGCATTTGTTCCGAGTGAGGGTCATCTGTTTGTCATATCTGACTTTTCAGCGATCGAGGCGAGAGTAATCGCCTGGCTAGCCGGTGAGCAATGGAGATTAGACGTCTTCAACACTCACGGTAAAATCTATGAAGCTTCTGCGTCTCAAATGTTTGGTGTTCCGATCGAATTAATCAAGAAAGGAAATCCCGAATATGAGCTAAGGCAAAAAGGAAAAGTGGCTGAGTTGGCTTTGGGTTACCAGGGAGGAAAGGGCGCACTGATTCAAATGGGCGCGTTAGACATGGGGCTGACAGAAGAAGAATTGCCGGACATTGTGAGACGTTGGCGATCCTCAAACAAACGTATTGTTGATTTATGGTACAGCTTGGAAAACGCCGCATTGTCCGTCATGAGAACGGGGCAACCGGCAGGGGTAAAAGGGTTAATTCTTGCAAGAGAAAGTGACATCATCAACGGTTTAGACTTCTTAACAATCACTTTGCCAAGCGGGAGAAAGCTGTTTTATGTTAAACCCTTTCTTGCGGAAAATGATCTTGGCAAAGAAGCTCTTTTTTATTACGGCTTGAATCAGACAACGAAAAAGTGGGAACGGGTGTCAACATATGGCGGGAAACTGGTGGAAAATGTCGTTCAGGCGATTTCCAGAGATTGCTTGGCTGAAAGTTTGAAACGGCTACATCAAGCAGGCTATCAAGTTGTCATGCACATCCATGATGAAGTTGTTCTAGATGTGCCGAAAGAAAAAGCTAATCTTGATAAGATCGCAGCCATCATGAGCGAACCGATTGAATGGGCGCCTGGTCTCCCATTGAAGGCGGAAGGGTTTATTTCAGAATTTTACAAAAAGGATTGATGTGCAAATGTTGACATACGAAACGTTCATGAAACATGCAGACAAGGTAACGAAAACAGCTTCCGAAAACAGACCTGTTCTAAAAGGGGTATTCCATCACCAGGATGGCTCACTTGTTGTGACTGATTCCCGGCGGCTATATAAAGTTTTCGGAATCGATCACGATAAAAATCCCAACTCCATCTACACACCCGCCGGGAAAAAGATTGATAACCCTTACCCGAACACAGACCAGTTGGTGCAAATTCCGGAAAACAGTGAATCTTTCACTTTTGAAACCAAAGAAATGTTACAAGCGGTTGATGTTGTCACTTGCGCTCCAACAGCTTTAGGAGAAACACCGATTATACGTTTTAAAGAACACGAAATGATATGCCAATTCAACGGCTTTGATCGGGCTTTTTATAAACTTCCTACAAAATTTAAAGAGAGGTTTGTTTTAAACGGTCAGTTTTTACTGGACGCATTGAAACTGCTCAAGGCAGCGAAATGCAAAGAATTTTCGCTTTTATTTACGGGACGCTTAAGACCGATCTTTTTGGTAGCAGACAACATCACAATCCTGATCATGCCTATACGAATCTATTGAAAGGCGGTGTTTGCTGTGAAAATCGTAAAAGGCGATTTTGAAAAATTGAAGCCTGAAATGAAGTTGTTTCAAGCGGATGTTAAACAAAAAATCAAAGACCTTTCCAAAATCAGAAAAGAAAAAGGGTGCCTAAACGAACAAGAAATTGAAAAACTAAGAGATTTAGAAAAACTGGAAAGGCTTTACAATCCTTCAAAAGTGCTGCCAGTACAGCTTGAAAATGTTTCCCTTGTTGTTGATTACAAACTGTTTACCAAGTTTCTAAAGAAAATCGAAAAACTGCCGCATGAAATCAACATCGGAAACAATTGTTTGATCGTTAAATACTGGACCGCGCAGCGTACATCGGGTCGTTTGGAGCTGCGCGATCTATCAAACTATTATCTTCATTTTCAACATATACCCGTTGTGTATTTGCCGATTGCGAAGGTGAGCGCGACATGATACAAACCATTACGAAGTACGCAAAGTCCAAACAAGAATTAGTGAAACAATGCCGCGAGCTGGAAAAACGGGGGTTTGATTATGTCGCTCCAATAGCAAAAGTCAAACGACACCGGAAACTTTGGAAAAACCCGGATGGAAAGTATCACCGTTACCGGCGTGACTTTATGGGGGTATCCGAAGGGGAATTTTATTTCGTTAAGATGAGAAGGGAAGTTTGAGAATGGCGGATATAGAGCGTTTAGAAGAAATAAAAAGTCGAGTATGGAAAGACAAAGGTACTTATGCAATGGGTGATAACAAAAGTAGGGAAGGCTATATCTACACATTATCTGATTATGATTACGAGTGGCTCATAGAGCAGGCGGAGAAAGCAGAACGGTATAAGAAGGCTTTGGAAAATATCGTTATATCGATATTTCCACTCGACATAGATGATGCTGTTGCTATCGCAAAAGAAGCATTGGAGGGAGAGGAATGAACGATAAAGAGCTGTTGCAGAAGATAAAAGAAAACGTTTCGTTTTGGGAATATTGCGCTACCAATACCCATTACTACGAACTTGTTTTAGATGATATTGAAAAAATTAAATGGTTAATCGAACGAGTGGAACAGTTTGAACAAGCACAAGCCAAAGCGGAATATTACGAAATGAAATATGAGAATACCGGTGCTATTTTCAATCGCCGGCACATGTTAGACAAGATTGAACGATATGAGAACGCAATAAAAGAATGCATCGAACGGATGAATGAAGGTGGAGCTGGAACGAGAAGTTTTGTATATCAGAAATTGACCGAAGTGATGGAGGGAACGGAATGCATGGGAAAGTAAAAGTCTATAAACTTTCTCAAAATGAGCTAGAGCGTATTCGTACAGGCTGGAAATGCGATCTTTCCAATCGACCGAAAAGGATTGGTGTTGTGGATTGGAAGTGGAGAGCTGGAAAACAGCGGGTACAGAATTCGAAACCCTTGATGGGTATTACTGCACCCAGTGTAATTCGTTTTGGCGTGAGCCTTAAAAATGGCGAAACTAGGTGATCTGCATGCAATACGATAGACAAATAACCATATCTGCAGCTGGGAGCCGAAAGGCCACTCTTTGGCCAGCGCAAACGTTGTACTGGTCTGAGATGGTGGAAAGGCTTAGAACAGCTGTCAGAGGGACCGAGACACTTGCTGAATACCTTAAATTACCCAAACGTGAACAAGATGAATTGAAAGATGTCGGCGGGTTTGTTGGCGGAAAGCTTGAGGGCAACCGCCGAAAAGCTAACCATGTCATCGGCAGGGACCTCCTCACGTTAGACATGGACAATATCCCTGCCGGTGGTACAGCTGATGTATTGCGGCGCATTGAAGGGCTTGGATGCGCCTATGCCGTCTACAGCACCCGCAAACATGAGGAAGCAAAACCCCGTTTGCGGGTGATTGTTCCTTTGAACCGAACAGCAACAGCTGATGAATATGAACCGTTAGCGAGAAAACTAGCTTCCATCATCGGTATCTCGTATATGGATCCCACAACGTTCCAAGTTCATAGGCTCATGTATTGGCCGTCATGCTGTGCTGATAGTCAATACGTGTTCCAATATGCAGACAAGCCTTTCTTGGATACAGACGGCCTTTTATCGCTTTATAACGATTGGCGGAATGTCGACGAGTGGCCGCAGGTGCCAGGAGACGAATCCAAGCATGTGAGACTTGCTGCCAAGCAAGGGAATCCGTTAGAAAAGCCTGGCGTTGTTGGTGCTTTCTGTCGCCAATACAACATTCACCAAGCGATTGAGAAGTTTTTACCTGGCGTTTATGAGCCAGTTGATACTGACGCGAACAGGTATACCTACGTGGCCGGTTCTACGGTTGGCGGTGCTGTTGTGTATGAAGATGGGCTGTTCCTATACTCCCATCACGCAACGGATCCGTGCAGCGGGAGACTGGTCAATGCATTTGACCTGGTTCGTTTGCACAAGTTTGGTGATCTTGACGATGAAGCCAAACCAGATACGCCGGTGAACCGTTTGCCGTCTTTTACAGAAATGTGTGCTTTTGCCTTGAATGATGCTGGGGTAGCAGCCATCATTAACCAAGAACGGTATGAAAAAGCCGTTGAGGATTTTGGAGAGCCTAGCAATACTCCAGCGACGAAAGAAGATTTGAATTGGATTACTAAACTGGAGATTAGTCCGAATACAGGCAAACCCGTGAAAAACAGTAGAAACATCTTAACCGTTTTGGAAAACGACCCGAATTTGAAAGGAAAGATTAAATTAGATGAGTTCTCCAACATTATTGTTGGGGTTGGACCGTTACCATGGTCGCCAAGGGAAAACGAAACAGGGGTTTTTCAGTGGACAAATAGAGACGACCACGGCCTGCTCGTCTATCTTGAACGCATTCTCGGTTTTTGGAGTGAAAACAAGGTGAATGCGGCTTTGAGCCAATGCGCGGCGAAGAATCGTTTTGATCCAGTGAAAGAGTATCTTCAATCGCTTAAGTGGGACGGTGTTCACCGTCTTGATCGTCTATTTATCGATTATCTCGGAGCTTTAGATACACCATATGTCCGAGCTGTGACACGTAAATCGTTTGTAGCAGCAGTTGCCCGTGTGATGACTCCAGGCATCAAATACGATACGATGGTCGTTCTTGTTGGAGATCAAGGACAAGGGAAATCCACGCTCATTTCCACGATGGCAAAGGATTGGTTTTCCGACGATTTAAAAACATTCGACGGAAAAGAAGCGGCGGAGCTTTTACAAGGGAATTGGCTGATTGAAATCGGAGAAATGAGTGCATACAACCGAACCGACAGAGAAGTTATGAAAAGTTTTTTAAGCAGACGTGTCGATAACTATCGGCCGGCTTACGCACGAAAAACAGAGAAATTCCCGAGACGGTGTGTCTTCTTTGGAACAACGAACGTTCATGGGTTTTTACAAGATGAAACGGGGGACCGCCGGTTTTGGCCGGTAGACACTGCGAAACAACCACCGATTAAAGATGTTTTCACTGATTTACCGAACGAAGTGGATCAGCTGTGGGCAGAAGCTTTTGTCTATTGGCAGTGTGGAGAATCTCTAATTCTAAAAGATGAATTGTTAGAAGAAGCAAAACGACAGCAAGAAGAACACCGATCTTCCGACGCTTGGGAAGGAGAAATACGTGATTTTGTTGACCGGTTAGTTCCGCCAAATTGGTACGAGCTATCAAAAGAAAGCAGAAGGCTGTTTTGGAACGGCGAGTTTGGCCGTACAGAGCCGGGAGATGATTGGATTAAGCGTGATCGTATTTGCGCACAAGAAATATGGTACGAGTTGTTTAACGGAGACCTGAAATACCTCAAACGATCAGAAGTTGTTCGTATCAATTCTATCTTAGAGCGTATACCAGGATGGAAAAAGCATCCGGGAGCTTTACGTTACGGCCCATACGGAGTGGTAAAAGGGGGCTGTATCCGGGTGTAACTTTCGGCGAAACCTTCCATGTAACCTTGTAACTTTGTAACCTTGTAAAATTTGGAAATTGTAACCTTCTTTTTAAAAGTTACATACAAGGTTACGTTCAAGGTTACATCTAAAAACCCCTGATATATCTATATTTATTTATTAATTATTATTATATGTAACCTTTGTAACCTTTAATATATAGAGAAATAAATAAATAGAGAGATTAGAGAAATTAGAAGGAGTATTTACAGCCTAATACGCCTAAATGAAATATACTCTATACGCGCGTGATAGAAAGGTAACAACGTTACAAACTTTTTGACAAAGCGAGGTTTGAACCGTGAACAGAAACATCCGAGAAGTGTTAAAAGCAGTTGGAAACGAGTACACAGTAAAAATCATTGATGGCGAGGATTGTGTCTATCGGGATTTAGGAGAGTACGAGATTGAAATCTCTGGATGTGCAGAAAAACGTAAACCATTCTCTGTTTATGTGTGGAAGAAATTCCCGCAAATGATCGTTTATCGAAAACAAGTGATTAAAACTTTACCGCGTCTTTGCGGCGAACTTAATTACGTGATGGAGCTTTATCATGCAAGACTGCAAGGAGTTCCTTTCCCGGAGGAGGATTGAAGTTTGAGAGAAAAAGAGATCGAGATCTATTTACGAGATCAGGTAAGAAAAGCAGGGGGAAAAGCGTATAAGTTCGAATCACCCGGAAATGACGGAGTTCCAGACCGATTAGTTCTTTTTCCGGGCAACAAAATTTTCTTCATCGAGTTGAAAGCACCTGGGAAAAAACCGAGACCACTTCAAGTGAAACAGATGAATGTAATAGCTTCTTTCGGCTGTGATGTGAGAGTGATTGACAGCAAAGAAGGCGTAGACGATTTTATTACGGAAGTCACCAAGAATTGAGAACAGAAGGGAGAGTGATGCCGAATGAAGTTCATTCCACACAGCTACCAAAAGTATTGCATCAACCGGTTAATTACGTCACCGGCACTTGGGCTGTTTCTGGATATGGGCTTAGGTTAGGTAAGACAGCCATCACCTTAACTGCCATCAACGATTTAAAATACAATCGATTCGCGATAAACAAGGTTTTGGTCATTGCACCGAAAAAGGTTGCAGAAAGCACCTGGGTGAGAGAGGCGAAAAAGTGGGATCATTTACAGCTGTTACGTTTTTCGATCTGTTTAGGGTCAAAAACCAAACGGGTCCGAGCGCTTAACACACCAGCCGACATTTACGTTATCAACCGCGAAAACGTTCCTTGGTTGGTGGACTATTACCGGAACGAATGGCCGTTTGATATGGTGGTGATCGATGAATTTAGCAGTTTTAAAAATCACCAGGCAAAGAGGTTCAAGGCACTGAAAAATGTCCGGCCACACATCAAACGAATAGTCGGTTTGACTGGTACGCCAGCACCAAACGGATTGTTGGATCTGTGGGCGCAGGTGTACTTGTTGGATGGTGGGCAACGTCTAGGGAAACGAATAACCGGTTTTCGCGAACGGTATTTCGAGCCGGATCAACGAAACCGAGACCGCGTTTTCACCTATGCTCCAAAGCCTGGGGCAGATCAAGCGATTCAAAATTTGATTGGTGATATATGCGTCAGTATGAAAGCCGAAGATTATTTGGAGTTGCCGGACATCATGTATAACACGATACTGGTTACCCTAGACAATAAAGCAAGAAAAGCGTATGAGAAACTTGAAAAGGAAATGCTTCTTCAGGTGGATGGGGCAACGATCGACGCAGGATCGGCGGCAGTGTTGACAAACAAATTGCTGCAACTATGTAACGGTGCTGTTTACGACGAAGAACGAAACATCGTGAACATCCACGATTGCAAGATTGAAGCATTTATGGAATTGATTGAAGGGCTGAACGGGAAACCGGCACTAGTTTTTTACAACTTTCAGCACGACAAGGATCGACTGTTGAAAGCGTTAGAGAAAACAAAATTAAGGGTTAGAGAATTGAAGACGCCGCAAGATGAAACAGATTGGAATAACCGACAGATTGATATATTACTAGCCCATCCAGCCAGTACAGCATATGGACTAAACCTGCAACAAGGCGGAAATCACATCATTTGGTTCGGACTGACATGGAGCCAGGAACTATATGCACAAGCCAACAAACGTCTTCATCGTCAAGGGCAAACTGAAAAAGTTATCATTCACCATTTGACGGTTGAAGGCGGAGTGGATGAAGATGTGATGGCTGCTTTACAAGAAAAAACTGATACGCAAGAACGTTTGTTGCAAGCGTTGAAAGCAAGAATCGAGAAAGTGCAGGAGGAGGCGCGATTATGACCATAACTAAGTTAAAGAAACAGACGTTCAAGCATATTGAAGCAGAGCTGTATTATTACCACGAAACATTGAGAGAGATTGAAAGATTGCGAAAGGAAATACTGTTTGAAAAAACGGAGCAAGATGAAAATGTCGGTGGCGGGAGAAGTAATCTCCCTTCTTCTCCGACAGAGCGAACAGCTAACCGGTTGTTGACACATAAAAGATTGCAAAGGATGGAAGAGATCACAGCAGCTATTGATAAAGTGTACCGCCAGCTTCCGGATGAATATAAAAAACTGGTGAAGCTAAAATATTGGACAAAACCACAGCGCTTAACCATGGATGGGATTGCAGAGGCGTTGAATGTTGGAAGGGCTACGGTTTTTCGATGGAGAAATGAAATTATTTACGCGATTGCGGAAGTAATTGGGTGGAGATGAAAATGATACTATCATGATACTTTTGAAACCTTTTTTCGTGTTATTATGATAGCGTGAGGAAATAGCACAGTTAGATATTACGTATTTTTTACAACCCACAGACAGCGCAAAAATACGAGAAAAGGAGTTGAGAAAACTCCCTTAAAAATATCGTGCGCATGGCTGTTTGTGGTTTTATTTTTTGCAGGAAAATAGTCTCCTTTTGTCGAAGTGAGTAGGCGAAGGGAGGGAAAGGAAATGACTAGAAAAATCGAATCATATTGCCCTGAATGCGGCAAGCCGATATATGAAGATGAAAATGCATTAACCGGTTTTTGTGAAGAGTGTTCTAAAGATAAATAATTAATCCAAGCATCCTTCGGGGGATGCTTTTTTATTTGGAGGGATTACATGGTTTACGAAATGTCTAGCGCTAGGATTACTAGGCCACCTAGTTTTAAACCAACATGTGAACACAAGTACGTTCATTACGATTGCAAGAAAACAAACAAATATCTTGTGACTACCGGTATGACGGAATGGACGAAAATTGATTATTTCTTTTGCGAAAAATGTTTAGACGAAAAAGAAAAACGTAAAACAGAAACAAGTAGGGATAAGCCTGAGTGGTTTTGAATAAGCGCAACTAAAGCAGCGGATGCTTTTTTATTTGGAGGAGTGGTGATAAATGAAAATTCAAATTGATTTAAACAAGCTAAAACAAATGCTAGATAATTGTGTTAAAGATACAGAAGAGTTAGCCAAAATGATTGAAGAATATAACGAAAAGTATCCGTTTGTAAAGCTGACTGCAAATATAGATATTGATTATGAAAAGGCTATGAAATGTATTAAGTTTGAATTAAATTAAGTGAGCATCCGAATAATCGGGTGTTTTTTTTATTTGGAGTGATTTAATGCCAAACAGACCACTAAAACCATGCAACAAGATCGGTTGCACTAACTTAACAAGGGATAGATATTGCGGGCAACATAAGCATCTAGCCGAGCAGAGACAGCGAACAAGACGGAACGATAAGGAATACGACAAGCATAAACGGAACCAACAAGCAAGAGCCTTCTACCATAGCCGAGAGTGGGAACGGGTTAGACTAGCTGTCTTAGCAAGAGACAATTACTTATGCCAACATTGTTTGAAAGAGAAGAAGATTACAAGGGCAGTCATTGTTGACCACGTTGTTCCTTTGTTGGTGGATTGGAGCAAGCGATTGGATATGGATAACCTGCAATCGTTATGCCAAGCCTGCCACAACCGCAAGACGGCGGAGGATAAACGACGGTATGGATAGGGGGGCATGAAAAAGTTTTGCGGAGGTCTCCGGGACCGGTGCGGGCACCTTCGCGCGAACAAAATTCCCTTTATTTGGTTAAAGGGGGCAAAAGTGAGGTGAGAAAAATGGCAAGAAAGGCTGTTCCAATTGATTTAATGCTGATTAAGGGCAATAAACACCTAACGAAAAAAGAAATCGAACAACGGAAAGCAGCGGAAGAAGCATTGCGGATGCGTGATGAAAATATCGAACCACCAGAATGGCTGGATGACGTTGCAAAGCAAGAATTTAACCGACTTGCTGAACTTTTGAAGGAAGTCCGGTTAGTGACAGAAGCGGACATCCACTTGCTCTCTACCTATTGTGACGCCTATTCAAACTATGTGAAATGTACAAAACTTATCCAAGAAGAAGGTCTGATGGTTGAGTATACGAACAAAGCAGCGGAAACGAACAAAGTGCCGCACCCGCTGCTTACGAAAAAGAAGCAGCTATTCGAGCAAATGAAAGCTGTTGCATCTGAATTCGGTTTATCACCAAGTGCACGGGCAAAGCTCGCAATGCCAAAGAAAGAAGAAAAAGAGCCGACACCGGAAGAAAAACTATTCGGTGATGTATGATGTTGAAACAATGGCTTATTGATTATTGCCACGACGTATTAAATGGCGAAATCGTTTCCTGTCAAAAGCATAAATGGGCGTGCGAACGGTTTTTGCGCGACATCGAACGGGAAGGAACGGAAGAATTTCCGTATATTTTCGATGAAGAAAAGGCCCTCCGCTTCTTAAAATGGATGACTTTATTTAAACACACCAAAGGGAAATTGGCTGGAGAATATATCAAACCGCACCCAATACAAATATTTGTGTTTGGAAATATTTACGGATGGGTTCATAAAGATACCGGGCTAAGGAGATTCAAAAAAGGTTATTGGCAAGTGGGTAGGAAGAATGCAAAATCTCAGTCTCTTGCCTGCGTCGGCTCTTACGAGGGGTTTGCTTTCGGCGAAAACATGAGCGAGGTATATATCGGGGCTACGAAAACAGAACAAAGTAGGATCGTGTGGAATGAAACTAAAGCGCAAATACAAGGATGTGACTTCCTAAAAGGCAAATACAAAATCGCTTACGGAAAAATCGAGCATTTAAAAAGCGGCTCGTTTATTGCCGCACTTTCCAAAGATGCCGGGAAAACAGGCGACGGGTTGAATGTGCAGTGCGGAATTATTGACGAATACCATGCCCATCCTACATCTGAAATATATGACGTTCTTGTATCCGGCATGGGCGCAAGACCGCAACCGTTAATGGTGATTATTACAACCGCAGGCTTTAATTTGAACCATCCTTGTTATTCTGTCGAGTATCAATATGTCTCGAAAATACTCGACCCTGACAACCCAATTGAAAACGAGGAATACTTTGTCATGATAAACGAGCTTGACAAAGACGATGACATTAAAGACGAAAAGAACTGGGAAAAAGCCAACCCCATCCTTTGTTCATACGAGGAGGGGGTTAATTTTTTACGTGGAGAGTTAAAAGCGGCGCTCGATGTACCGGAGAAAATGCGAAACTTCTTGACCAAAAACATGAATATATGGGTAGACGTGAAAGATAACGGCTATATGGACATGTCGAAATGGGCGGCATGCGGACAAGACTTTGATTTACCCACCCTTGAAGGTCTTGAATGTACCGTCGGCGTTGACCTATCTGCTAAAATCGACTTAACGAGCGTGAGTTTTGAATTTAAAAAGGATGGCAAATACATCGTGTTAAGCCACAGTTTTATGCCGGAAGATACGATAGACCGGAAAAGAAAAACGGATAAAGTACCATATGACTTATGGGCACAGCAAGGATGGATTACAACCACACCAGGCGCAGTAGTGGATTATAACTTTATCAAGTCGTATATCAAGAATTTTGAACAGCAATACAACGTGAAAGTAAGAGAAATCTGCGCCGACCCTTGGAACGCTACGCAATTCATGCAGGACATGGAAGCGGAAGGATACACGGTAGTCGAAATTCGGCAAGGGATTCAAACATTAGGCGGCGCAACAAAAGATTTTCGCGAGCAAGTATACCAAGGAAATATTATCCATAACAACAATCCTGTATTGACATGGGCTCTTTCCAATGCGGTCACAAGGCAGGATGCGAACGAAAATATTATGCTAGATAAAAGCAAGTCAACAGAACGAATTGACCCGATTGCAGCGGTTTTGAACGCACATGTAAGAGCGATGTTGAAAATCGACACCGCAGACGTTAACGAAATGACAGAAGAATACCTCAAAATGATGGGTTGGTAAAGGAGGTGAGACAATGGGATGGTGGAATCGCCTGATAAGAATTTTCCGGCCGCGAAATGAAACGGTAGACATGACCAATCCGTTACTTTTGAAGTGGTTAGGTATTGACCCCGATACCCCAAAAGACCAACTTTCGGAAGCAACCTATTTTGCCTGTTTAAAAATCTTGTCCGAAAGCCTTGGTAAATTGCCGTTAAAGATGTATCAGCGGACGGAACGCGGCATCGTGAAAAGCGACAGAGAAGAAATTTACAACCTGTTAAAGCTGCGCCCGAACCCTTACATGACAGCAAGCGTCTTTTGGTCAACCGTCGAAATGAACCGGAATCATTACGGTAATGCGTATGTATGGTGTCGATACAACGGACCGCAGCTACAAGACATGTGGATACTCCCTAGCCAATATGTCACTATTGTAGTGGACGACAAGGGTATTTTAGGAAAGAAAAACGCGATATGGTATCGCTACAATGACCCGTATGATGGCGAAGTGTACGTTTTTGGAAACGATGAAGTCTTGCACTTTAAAACATCAGCGACATTTGACGGGATTACTGGTATGTCGGTTCGAGGCATCTTGAAAAGCACGGTAGACGGGGCGCTGGAAAGTCAAAAATTCATGAACAACCTCTATAAAACGGGGCTAACAGGTAAGGCTGTCCTTGAATATACGGGCGATCTTAACCAAGAAGCACGAGACCGTCTTGTGAAAGGCTTTGAACAGTTTGCTAACGGTTCAAAAAATGCCGGGAAGATCATCCCGGTGCCGCTAGGAATGAAGCTGGTGCCACTTGACATTAAATTGACGGACAGCCAGTTTTTTGAACTCAAAAAATATTCAGCTTTGCAGATTGCAGCGGCATTTGGTATCAAACCAAATCAAATAAACGATTATGAAAAGTCAAGTTACGCTTCAGCAGAGGCGCAAAACTTGGCTTTCTATGTTGATACACTGCTATATGTCTTGAAACAGTACGAGGAAGAAATCACTTTTAAAGTTCTTTCTAACGATCTTATCGATAAAGGGCATTATTTCAGGTTCAATGTCAATGTGATCCTACGGGCAGACATTAAGACACAGATGGAAGCTCTCTCTAAAGGTGTTAATAACGGAATCTACACAGCTAATGAAGCCCGAAGCTTCCTCGACTTGCCTGCCGAGGAAGGAGGGGATGTTTTGATGGTAAACGGTAACTATATCCCGATTACCATGATTGGGCAACAGTACACGAAAGGAGGTGAGGGAGGGTGAAAAAGTTTTGGAAATTCATCAAGAATGAAGCTACTGAAACCGAACCTGAAAGCGTTGAATTACGCATTGAAGGCGACATCGTGGATGATGAAGACGTTTGGATTTATGAATGGTTTGGGGAACCGGCGACAGCGCCAAACGCTTTCAAAGAAGAGCTTAATCAGTATAAAGGCAAGAACATCACGGTATGGATTGACAGCTATGGAGGCAGCGTGTTTGCAGCGGCTGGTATTTATAACGCTTTGAAAGAGCATGACGGCAAAATCACCGTCAAGATTGATTCTAAGGCCATGAGCGCAGCTTCCGTTATCGCAATGGCGGGGGATGAAATTTTTATGTCTCCGATGGCGGTCATGATGATTCACAATCCTTTGACAGCGGCATACGGGAATCAACATGACTTGAGAAAAGTTGCGGACATCTTAGATACAATCAAAGATTCCATTGTCAATGCGTATGTTGCAAAAACAGGAAGATCCAGAAATAAAATTTCCCAAATGATGGATGACGAAACATGGATGTCTGCGAACGTCGCTGTTAAGGAAGGGTTTGCTGATGGCATTCTTTATCAAGAAAACAACCAGGGTGATGTTATTGAAAACAATTTTTCGTTTAACCGTTTGGCTATTGTGAATAGTGCGAATCAATCTATCAAACAAGCAATTGAGTTATTCAATAAACCAAAAATGGAAGATGAAAAAGAAAAACTTTTACTGGAACTGGATTTGATCTAGTTCTTTTTTTATTGCCAAAATTTCAAAGGAGGAACTATGAATGGATAAAGAATTACGTGAACTATTAGAGAAAATCAACAATAAAAAAGAAGAAGCCCGTAAGTTATTGGCGGAAAATAAAGTTGAGGAAGCAAAGAAAATCCGGGACGAAGTGAAACGGCTTCAAGATAAGTTTGACGTGATGAAAGATGTTTACGAAGAGAAAAAACAAGAGATTGAGAACAAAAAACCTTTAAAACCAACAGTAGAAGTAAAAGAAAACGAAGTTGAACAGTTTGTCAATCATATACGCACGGGATTTAAAAACGCAATGAGTGAAGGAAGCAATGAGGACGGCGGATACACAGTTCCGCAAGATATTCAAACTCGAATCAACGAATATCGAGAAAGCAAAGACGCTTTACAAACTTTGATAACTGTTGAGCCGGTTTCCACATTAAGTGGTAGCCGCGTGTTTAAGAAACGTGCGCAGCA